TTTTAACATTGTATTCTTGGACGAATTTGCTTTCGTTCCAAACAATATTGCGGAAGAATTCTTCAACTCAGTCTATCCTGTAATTTCATCAGGTAAAAAGACAAAGATTATTATTGTGTCCACACCAAACGGTATGAATCTATTTTACAAGTTGTGGATGGACTCAATCAACAAGAAGAATAACTATGTTAACTTTGAAATACATTGGTCACAAGTACCTGGTCGAGATGAGAAATGGAAAGAAGAAACAATTCGCAACACTTCTCAACGACAATTTTCACAAGAGTTTGAGACTGAATTTTTAGGTTCATCAAATACATTGATTTCTGGTTATAAATTGCAGCAATTGGTATACATGGATCCAATCGCAAACCACGACTTGTTAAAAATATATGAACACCCAGTCAAAGAAGGCATCAACGAATCTAAATCCGACCACCTGTATGCAATTACGGTCGATGTTTCTGAAGGTAGAAACCTTGATAGCTCAGCATTTTCTGTAATTGACATATCTCAAACGCCATATAAACAAGTGGCAACTTATAAGAGTTCATCGATTACACCCATTTTATTCCCTACAGTTATCTATAACACAGCCAAATACTATAATGATGCATATGTTTTGGTAGAAATTAATAACAATCCACAAGTGGCAGAATCATTACACACAGATTTTGAATACGAAAATTTGTGGAAAGTATTTACAGGTAATAAAAAGCCGCAGCAATTATCGGCTGGTTTTGCTCGTGGTGTTCAAATGGGATTAAAAATGTCACCGCAAGTCAAGGCGATTGGGTGTTCAAACCTTAAAACCTTGATCGAAGGTGATAAGTTGTTGATTCAAGACTTTGATACCTATTCAGAATTGACTACCTTTATTCAACAAAAGAACTCTTTCAGTGCGGAAGAAGGCGCAAACGATGATATGGTCACTTCTTTGGTCATATTTTCATGGGTAACAACTCAACAATACTTTAAAGAAATTGTTAATCACGACATCCGTAAACAGATTCAGTTAGAAAATATGAATCAACTGGACGATGATGTTCTACCGGCGCCAATCATTGAAGACGGTTTGGAACATGATTTTGATGTTGTGGGTGGTGATATGTGGGAACTTGCGGACGGTGGAGAAACGTATGCAAAATTTTTGAAAAATAGGTTTGAAAGGTTATAAAACCAGCCTTTCATAAATACTCTTATGGTATTTTGCCAAAAGAACATAATAATTCAAGGAGAATAAAATGGCATTTCAAATCTCTCCAGGCGTAAATGTAGCTGAAGTGGACGCAACAACAGTTGTACCATCACTACAGACAACGGCCGGTGCATTTGCTGGAACATTTCAATGGGGTCCAGCAGATAAAATAAAAATAATTGACAGTGAAATAACTTTAGTCAGTACTTTCGGTAAACCAGATTCTAGTTCAGCAGAATCTTTTTTCACCTGTGCTAACTTTTTATCATACGGAAACAACCTAAGCACTGTTAGAACCGTTGGTGCAGCAGCAAGAAATTCAACAGATGGTACAGGTATTCCACTATCTCTTAAAAATGAAGATGTTTACGAATCTACTTTCCTTATAACAAGCAATTCAAATGCCTACGGACCTTGGGCAGCAAGATATACTGGTGTTTTAGGAAACTCTTTATCTGTTTCTGTTTGTGCAAATACAACAACATTCTCTACATGGACATATAGAAATTATTTTACATCAGCACCAACTACATCTGATTATGTAGAATCTGTTGCTGGTTCTAATGACGAAATGCACATTGTTGTTATTGATGAGGACGGATTGTTTACTGGTTCAGCAGGAACAGTTTTAGAAACATATGGTTTTGTTTCAGCCGCATCAGACGCAACAATCAATGGTGTTACAAATTATTATAAACAAGTAATTTTTAATAACTCCAAGTATATCTACTCAATGGATCCTATTGATTATGCAACAACGAATTCTACTTGGGATAGAACTGCCGCAGGTAGAGCTTTTGCAAGGCCACTGACAAACATAACACGACCTTTGACTGGCGGTGTTACAACAGCACCAACTGATAGTGACATAATTTCTGGATATGATTTATTTGCAAATAAAGAATCTATCGATATTTCATTAGTATTGACTGCTGCACATAGTGTTACAGTTCAACAAACTGTAATCGACAATATTGCAATTGGTAGAGCAGATTGTGTTGCATTTATTTCTCCAAGAAAAAGTGACGTTGTTAATCAATCCGGAAATGAAAGCACAAATATTATAAATTGGTTAACTTCATTAAGTAGAACATCGTCTTATGTTATGGCCGATTCTGGTTGGAAATATCAATTAGACAAATATAACAATGTATATCGTTGGATACCATTAAACGGCGACATTGCCGGTTTGTGTGTATACACCGATAACATTCGTGATCCATGGTTCTCACCAGCAGGTTTCAACCGTGGTGCGATTAAAAATTCTATTAAATTATCATGGAATCCAACTAAGCCATTCCGCGATTTACTTTACAAAGCTGGTGTCAATTCAGTTGTTTCTTTTCCTGGCCAAGGCACGGTATTATTTGGAGACAAAACTTTATTGAATAAACCTTCTGCATTTGATAGAATCAATGTTCGTAGATTGTTCATCACACTGGAAAAATCTATCGCACAAGCTGCCAAATTTTCAATGTTTGAATTGAATGATGAATTTACAAGAGCACAATTTGTTGCACTCGTAACTCCTTTCTTGCGCGATATTCAAGGTCGCCGTGGTATCACAGATTTTAAAGTTGTTTGTGATTCAACAAATAATACACAACAAGTTGTTGACAGCAACCAATTCGTTGGTGACCTCTACATCAAACCAGCTCGTTCAATCAACTACATTCAGTTGAATTTTGTTGCTATTGGAACCGGCGTTGATTTCGTGACAATCGTTGGTGCAGCTTAATAAATAAAACGATAATAGGAGAAAACAATGGCATTTAATGTAGCAGAATTCAGAGCTAATATGATTGGTGACGGTGCTCGTCCTAATCTATTCTCTGTTTCTTTAATATTTCCAACAAGTGTATCAAACGCTACAGCTGCTGGCCAAAAAATAACTTTTTTGGCTAAAACAGCTCAATTACCAGGTTCATCAATCGGTACAGTTCCAGTATTTTATTTTGGTCGTGAAATGAAATTTGCTGGCAACAGAACTTTTGCAGACTGGACATTAACAATTATTAACGATGAAGATTTTGTTGTTAGAAATTCTTTAGAAAATTGGATGAATTCAATTAATAGTCATGCAGGTAACGTTAGAAATGTTGCAGCACAAAATATTAATGGATATGCTGTTGACGCTAATGTGATTCAATATGGAAAAACTGGCAACGAATTGAAAAAATATAAATTTGTTGGCGCATTTCCATTAGACTTATCTCCAATCGATTTAGATTGGGGATCAAATGACGCAATTGAAGAATATACATGTACTTTTGCTTACCAATTCTGGGAAACAAATACAACAACTTGATATATGCGGGAGGCTCAATAGGGTCTCCCATGTTTTTTTGATTTTATAATTACACACAAATATGGCAAACAACACAAATAAATTTTCACTTTTTGGTTTTACAATTTCTCGTGCTAAGAACGAGGAAGACGGAGCCGTCCAACAATCATTTGCGCCACCCACACAAGACGATGGTGCATTAACTATTACATCTGCCGCTTATTATGGCACATATGTTGACCTTGATGGTACCGCAAAAAATGAGGTAGAACTCATTTCTCGTTATCGTGAAATGGCAATGCAACCTGAGATTGAATCTGCGATAGATGACATAGTTAATGAAGCTATTGTACAAGACGATGATGGTAAAATAACACAAATAATTTTAGATGATTTAAAAGTTACAGACAAGATTAAAAAATCCATCAAAGAAGAATTTAATACTGTTTTGCGTATGTTGAGTTATCAAAACATGGCTCAAGATATTTTTCGCCGTTATTATGTTGATGGTAGAATGTACTACCACATTATTATTGACCGTGAAAATCCACAAGAAGGCATCAAAGAACTTCGTTACATAGACCCACGTAGATTACGTAAGGTTCGTGAAATAAAAAAGCAAAAGGATGAAAGAACTGGTGCAGACATTATGGAACCAGTCAATGAATACTACATTTACAATGACAAAGTTGTTAGTGGTAGTGCATCAAATTTTGGTCCTGTCGGTGTTCGTATTACAACAGATTCTATTATTTCGGTGGTATCTGGTCTTATGGATTCTCGCCGTGCGGTTGTTCTAAGTTATTTACATAAAGCAATCAAACCACTAAATCAGTTACGCATGATAGAAGATGCAACTGTTATTTACCGTATATCAAGAGCTCCTGAACGCCGTATTTTTTATATTGATGTTGGAAACTTACCTAAGTTAAAAGCAGAACAATACATGCGTGATATTATGGTTAAGTATAAAAATAAACTTGTTTATGATGCTAATACAGGTGAAGTACGTGATGACCGTAAATTTATGTCTATGATGGAAGATTTTTGGTTGCCACGTAGAGAAGGCGGCAAAGGTACAGAAATCACTACGTTGCCTGGTGGTCAAAACCTAGGTGAGTTGGAAGACGTTAAGTATTTTCAAAAGAAACTCTATGGTGCGTTATGTGTTCCAATTTCTAGATTAGAACCTAACCAAGGTTTCTCACTTGGCCGTTCATCAGAAATTACAAGAGATGAGTTAAAGTTCTCCAAATTTGTGGACAGATTAAGAAGTAAGTTTTCCGAAGTATTCAACCAAGCATTACGTGTACAATGTGTATTAAAAGGAATTTGTACAGATGAAGAATGGGAATTATTCAAAGAAAACATTCATTATGATTTCATTAAAGATAACAATTTCTCCGAATTAAAAGAAGCCGAATTAATGTCACAAAGATTAACGTTGTTGCAATCAGTTGATCCATATACAGGCCGTTATTTTTCACAAAAATGGATTCAACAAAATGTGTTGCGTCTAACAGATGATGAGATTGCCGAAATGGATACTGAGATTGAAAATGAAAAAGAAATGGGACTTGGCTTGCCAGTTTCAGTAACAAACGATGTTGCACAACAACAAATGATGGGTCAAGTTCAGACAGATCAAATGGTAAAACAGGCTGAGCTCATGCCTGATACCGCAACATCTGGTGATTCTGGTTCTACTGGTGGTAGTTCGACGCCAAAAAATAAACCAAACTCAAAAAGTTCTGGTGGTTCTAAATCAATTAAGGGTGATCTTAGTTTAGAAGAAATCGAAACAACGTTTACAAGACTGAAACGCATTTTATAATTAGGAGATAACAATGGAAAATTCAAGAGAAATCATAGATTACGCAGAAACAGATAACGCAAATGAAATGCGTAATGCATTATAT